TGACATTCAGTGCTAAATATGGTACTATATAATCATCAAAAGAAAGGGAGGTCATTAAAATGACAAAGGTTAAAGAAAGTGTACAGGAATTATATCATAATAAAGTTGTAAGAGAATTTCATAGTTCTCTTGAAGAAGGGTTTACCCTTGAAGAAGCTTTTAATAATGCTACGTTACTTGCAAGAGGTATATCAGATGGTGGATCATATCTTGGTTATGACTATGATTTTGTAAAATGTATTGAGGTTTTAACAAATGAAATGGAGGGTGTAATTAATGACAAATGACTATGAAGAAGTATACCGTGATTACCTCACGTGCCTCACAGCACGTGAGCTTGTATCAGAATACGTTCACAACATCTGGTTTCCGTGGAGATCACTGGAACGAGAGTTGATATTGAGAGAACTAGAAATGAGGTGTGTCAAATGATCTGGTTGTCAATGCTACTCGGTTCAATAATATCCGCACCAGTATACATGTACCTAGGTGCTAAATGGTCAGGAGGTTATAAAGATGAAAAAGATATATGATATACCACACATCGGTAAAGTTGAATGTACGGAAGAAGTTGCAGTTAAACTTGAGCTTCTTATCTACAAAGCCGCACATTATGAATTCCTTGAGGCTAGAAAAGAAAGAGACATGATATATCCTTTCCCTACGGACGATGAAGAGTGGAAGCGACATATCAACAACAGTAACAATTATTACGAAGCATCCAATTATCTTTTCCGTGAAAACATTGGATATTGGAGTGACCTCGATAGAAAGGCGGATAACAATGAGTAGAGGAAGAAACACAGAGCCACAGTTATATAAAGTATACATCAAAGCAGAGAGAGAACCAAAAATCCCGAAAAAAGAAGCGGAACAGAAATCAGAATTCTGTTATATATCAGCATTAACAGGTTCACTTGCAATGGTAAAATTTGACAACTATGCAAAATCCACAGGCCAGCGTTATTTCGCATGGTTCTATCGTACAGTGAAAGGAGGTGAACAGATTGATCGAAACAAAATCATCGAAACTTGCTAGACCAAAGGCCGACTACACAGTAGCCGCTATACGTATGACATGGGACAGAAAATCAACTCGCAAGGAATACTCAAGACTTCGTTCCATATGGAAGAAACGATATGAACGACTGATAAATAGTGAGTACAAAAACAGCTCACTCGTACAGGACAGACCCATCACACGTTATCCGAAATTATCAGAGATAGGAACTGACAGAGAAGTACAGTACCTCTTATCAGAACTGGGTGCAATTATAGGCGGTGAATACACCTCAGTTGAAGGACTCAAGAAACTCGACAAGGAACGTATTGAAAAACTTAACGATAAGTGGGAAGGTCTAAACCTCAAAACCAGAGACGATCTTAAAACTTTCGGAGAATTCATGGAAAAAGTACGTGGCTACACAACCGACCGCATCTACGACAGTGACTTCGCAGTTGACATTTTCGACCAAACAGAAAATCTCTCAAACGAGAAAATGTTAGAACTGTACAAAGAATTCTTGAAAACAGGCTCTCGTAAGATCGGCAAGTTACAGGCAAACATCAACAGACGTGACAAACGGAAGCGTGCACAAAGAAAGACGAGACGTAAGAAAAGGAGATAGGCATGGATGAGGTTTTCACAGTATACACATACGACTACAACCGGATATTAAAAACCCCATGTCAGCACGACAAAAGAGGGAACAGAGGAAACAAGTCAAAATGGACAGGTTACAAAGACTGCTTATGTGCTTTTGACATCGAGACAACACGTATAGAATCAATCGAGCAATCAGTTATGTACATCTGGCAGTTTTCAATCCTCTTTCTTTCCGATGGTCATATCGACACAATAATCGGTAGAACATGGGATGAATTCAAACTTCATCTGGAGAACCTCAACAGAGACGACACAAACAACAGCAACTATCTCATATTTGTCCACAACTTATCCTACGAATTTCAGTTTCTTCGGGGAGTATTCGACTTACTCCCGGAAGATGTTTTCGTTATTAAGTCACGAAAAATTCTTAAATGCACAATTAACGGGCGTTTCGAATTCCGCTGTAGCTACCTTCAAACAAATATGTCTCTTGACAGCTTCACCTCAAAAATGAACGTAACTCATAAGAAACTATCCGGCGACAACTTCGATTACTCAAAACATCGATACAGCTGGTCAAGTATGACACCACAGGAACTACAATATTGCTACAATGACACGATCGGACTAGTGGAAGCAATGTATAAACGTATGACACTTATGAACGACACCCTGTACACACTTCCGATCACCTCAACCGGTTATGTTCGCCGTGAAACGAAACGTGCTATGTATTCATGGGCACGACTGAACCGAGACATATTCCCATCCATCTACATATTCAACCTTCTGGAAGAGGCCTTCCGGGGTGGAGACACACACGCAAACCGTTACTACAGTGGTCAAGTGATACGACAAGGAACAGGAATCCTTGGAATCGGATCTTATGACCGTTCCTCATCCTACCCCGATGTCATCTGCAACTGTCTATTCCCTATGACACCTTTCGTCCATATCGGCAATGTTTCACGTGAAACATTAGAGCGAAAGCACGAACTGGGTAAGGCAACCCTCTTTCGCATCACCTTCAAAAACATACGACAGACAGACCCGTTCTACGGAGCACCTTACCTCTCTTTCTCAAAATGCCGAAATGTTTCACGTGAAACACTCGATAACGGTAGAATCCTGAGTGCGGAAACACTGACAACAACTATCACAGACGTTGATTATTTCATCATTCGTTCTGAATACACTTGGGACGACTGTACAATCCGTGATTGTTACGAGTCAAAATACGCACCACTCCCCGAACAGTTCAAGACAGTTGTCCGCAAATACTACACGGACAAGACCGAATTAAAAGGAGTCTCTGGACAAGAACTTTTCTACGCAATGCAGAAAGCACTCCTCAACGCAACATACGGAATGATGGTACAATCACCGGTCAAACAGTCAATCATATTCAACGACTCAGAAACAGACATATACACCCTTGACTGTTCGAAAGACCGTGAACAACTTCTCGAGGACTACAACAAAAAGGCAGTTCTACCATTTCAGTGGGGTGTATGGGTAACTGCATGGGCACGCCAGCGTCTCAAACTTGGAATCAACATAGCCGCAGACAACTATCTATACTCAGACACAGACTCAGTAAAATACATAATTACTGAAAACTCAGACATTGACGCACGTTTCGCTCAACTCAATGAAACCCTCAAATCCGACTCGATCAAAAACCACGCATACGCAACAGACCCTCACGGAACGACTCATTACATGGGCGTATACGAATTCGAGGACACTTACACAGAATTCGCTACCTTAGGCGCTAAAAAGTACGTATACCGCCTTGACGGAGAACTACACACAACTATAGCAGGAGTAAACAAAAAGAAAGCCCCAGCTGAATTGGAAGCCGCAGGAGGTATTGAAGCATTCAAGATCGGATTTACATTCCGTCAGGCCGGTGGAACAGAATCCATCTACAACGACACAGATTACGGAACATACACGATAGACGGTAACAATATCGAAATCACGAAAAACATATATATCAAAGACAGTACATACACAATAGGCATTACAGACGAATATCTAAAGATTCTCACAGACGCAAGAAACTTTGCAGAATTCAAAAAATCACTTGACAACTGACAACCTTTATGTTACTATATACTTGTACATATGAGGTACATCCCAATGGTAAGGAATAACACCAAGGAGTACCCGAAACAACTAAATTCATTTTCTGTTTGCTTATCACGAAATTTTAACTACAACGAAAGTAGGTGTAACCATGAAGATCACAAGAACACTTAATATCATCAAAGTGAAAGCGACCTGTTATGATCCAGAACTGAAATGTGAAATCGCTAAAGACCTCACATTCATCGGTCACTACAGCGACAGCGACATTGAAAAAATGATCCGCAAAGATCCCTCTGTAGGAATCCTCATCGACTGGGAAAAAGAGTCAGAAGATGAATCCTTATACGGGATGCCTGTAGAAACATTCTACAACAACTCTGAAATTATCAACAAAGAAAAGGAGAACTAACAATGAAAAACGCTACAATCATCAAATCAAACAAGGAACTTAACGACTACGAGAAATATGATCTCATCATCTCACCTTCCATCAGTGCTCTGAAAACACTCGAAAACCGTGAAATCATCGGCGTTGGAAACTGGTGCATCTACAGCACTACAGACAACAACGGACGTACAATGGAGATCCTTTCCATTCAGGACACCTTCACCGGCATGGTTTACGCAGGACAGTCTCAGACATTCCGTGATGAATTCGAGAAAATCCTCGATATGGTTTATTCTATGGGTGAAACCGATTTCTATATTGAGGCACTCACCCGTAAGTCAAAAGCAGGTCGTGACTATATGCTTTGTGCGCTTGTTTCCCCGGAAAACGTACAGAAGAGACTTGGTTCTTCAGTAATGAATGAGCCGATGAAATAAAATATGCAAACCTTATACGAAAACAGTGGGTATCTCAGCATACCCGCTGTTTTGGGATATGGACAAAAATTCAACTATGTCTGGGGCGGCCGAGGTACGGGGAAAACCTACGGCGGCCTGAAATATTGCATAGAAAACAAAAAGATATTCGTATACATACGATCCTTACAGGCGCAGATAGACACGATCAAAATTCCAGAGCTATCTCCATTCAAAAAGCTTAACGCCGACAATGGATGGTCAATAGAACCGAAATCAATCGGAAAGAACGTTGCGGCATTCTACCACACCCACACGGATGAAAGGGGGAAAACTATCTACGACACACCTCTTCTAGGCTATGCGATCGCACTAAACACATTCGCAAATCTTCGTGGTTTTGACGCTTCCGATGTAGAAATAGGTATTTACGATGAGTTTATCCCAGAAAAGCGAGAACGCAAAGTAGAAAACGCCGGTTACGCTTTTAAGAACGCCTACGAAACCATGAACCGAAACCGGGAACTTGAGGGCAAAAAACCTATTCAGTTCTTATTGTTCTCAAACTCCGAGAACCTATCCTGCAACATGTTCATCGAGAATAACCTCATGGAAAAAGTCTCTAGCATGTCTCTGAAAAACCAGTCCGTTTCCCTCCTTTCAGAAAGAGGTATTGGACTATTCAACCTGTGGGACTCGCCCATCTCAAAAGCAAAGTCCTCAACCGCACTCTATCAGATGTCGGGTTCTGGTTCAAACTTCAATCGTATGTCACTCGGAAATGAATTCTACTCAGCGGACTACAGCAATATCCGTTCACTCAACCTATCTGAACTGATACCACTCTGCCGTATCGACTCAATCACGATCTATACACGCAAGTCATCACGCCGTTACTACGTAACCCGACACCACTCAGGCAACCCACCTGCCTACACAGGAACTGACAAGGACATCAAAGCATTCCGCAGAGACTACGTATACCTCTACGATCGCTACTTATCGAATCTCGTTGACTTCGAAGATATAACCTCAAAATCACTTTTTGAAAATTATTTCACCGATAAGTATTGACATATCACCCTTTATCTGCTACTATATACTTGAAAAGCAAGTAAGCATGGTACAAGGGTAACACGTCGGGAGCGTGCCGGTAATGACCGGGTTGTACATGAGCTTACCCAGCTCAAGAATACGCATTACTTAACTTTTCCTCTTTTCGCCGTCTGTCGTGTCAAAGCGCAGACGGTAACTATGGTGTAGTTCACACGAAACTGGATTGCCACACATAGTTGCATTTCTTTCATACCGTATATGAAAGCCTCCTTTCTTAAAGACGATAAACCTCTTGAACTACACCAGTATCTGTATATTGTGCTAATACGTATCAACACAAGAGGGGGTGACAACATGGATATCAACAGCATATCCACCCTTATCAGTAACATCGGAGTCCCGTGTGCCTGTTTAATAGCAACTTTCTATCTCTGGCAGAAGGAAAGCGACTCTCACAAGGAAGAGATGTCTAAAATCACGGATGCTCTCAATAACAACACACTTGCGATCACGAAGCTGACCGAACACATCATGAAGGAGGCAGAATGATGAACGTCAATTTCAACAGAAAAACGCAAGGCGTATACCGTGTATATGTCAACACTAGTCTGAATCTCAGAGCACAGCCCTCTACAGACTCCACCGTGCTGGCATCACTGAAAAACAGAGCCGTAGTGATCGTAACCGGTTATGTATCAGGAGAATTCTACTCTTGCATATACATCTCAGGTGACTCACTCTACTCTGGTTTTGTTTCTAAAAAATACATCAAAAAGGAGGTCGAACTACTATGACAATTGACCAGTTACTTACACTCACAGCGGCAGGATTTTCCAAATCAGAAATCCTCGCCATTGCAAACACACAGCCACAGCCACAGCCACAGCCACAGCCACAGCCACAGCCCTCACCACAGGCCTATGCCTTTGCACCCGCACCAGCACAGATGCCGGGTTCCCCGGTTCCGTATGCAGGCGGAGTTGCAGGAGCAGGAACAGGAGGTTTTCAGAATGCAGGAACAGGAACAGGAGGTTTTCAGAATGCAGGAACAGGAAAAGGAGTATATGGATATCAGAACATTACAGGATCAGAAGGTATCAACGAAGGTGGTTTTACAGCCCCGGGAACAGTGGGTCAGACAGGCAATAATGCGTATGCAGGATTTCAGCAGGTGAATAACCCATCTCCACAGGGGTATGGGACAGATGTGGTAAAGGCAATACAGGGTCTTACCAGTGCGGTACAGCTGAGTAATGTACAGACCGCTGGGAATGTTGTTCCGAAGAAACAGACAACTGATGATATTATCGCTAGTATTATCAGCCCGGAATATGAGGGACTGAAGGATGGTAAGGAAAGTGGTTTAGGAGGTAAGATATAATGGCTAATTCATTAACATTTGAACAGATCAGTACAGTGCTCAATGATATTACACAGCAGGCGACAGGTCAGAAGAGTATTGCGGCGGTTGATACTCACCAGTTTGTTGCACAGGCTAATACAGTGTTACAGACTGGGTATGACAGAGTTATCGGTAGTATCAGTCAGGTGTTAGATAAGACAATTTTCAGCACAAGACCGTACAGCGCAAAATTAAAGGGTCTGAGAAAGACGAATCAGCAGTGGGGGAATCATGTAAGGAAACTTACTATGATTGATGATGAGTGGGAAGATGATGAGAGAATTACAACCGCTAATGCAGATGGTTCTGCGGTTGATATGTATAAGATCAAGAAAGGTAAGGTGCTTCAGACTAACTTCTATGGAGGTAAGGTATTTCAGAGACATCGTACATATTTCAAGGATCAGCTGGATCAGGCGTTCAGAAGCCCGGAAGAGATGGGGCAGTTCATTGCGATGTATACGCAGAACACGATGGATATTATCGAGCAGTGTCACGATAATATGTCTAGGATGTGCGTTGCGAATATGATTGCCTCGAAAAATTTTTGGCAGAAGTATGCAACAACTCCGGACGAACAACACAAAGATTATACCGGATTACATGTTGTGAAACTTGTTACAATGTATAATGACGAAAACGGTACAGCGTTAACGGCAGACACTGTGAAACAGGCGGATAATTTTGTCAAGTTTTACAAGTGGGCTTGTGCAAAGATTCTGAGTTTTTCAGACAAACTGACAGAGAGATCCGCTCTGTATCACGCAAATATCAAAGACAAAATCGTAATGAGACATACACCGAAAAACAAACAGCAGTTGTATGTGTACAGTCCGGACGCAAGACTGATTGATACAACGGTGTTAAGTGACACTTATCATAATGAGTTTCTTAAACTGAATACATATGAAGAGCTCAATTTCTGGCAGAATATTGAAACTCCGAGCGGTATCAATGTAAAAGCATCAACTTTAACTTCTGATGGATTGTTAACATCCTTTACACTGGAAGGTGTTGTTTCAAACATTTTCGCAGTTTTGGCTGATGAAGAGGCGATGGGTCTTACTACGATCAATCAGTGGAGCTCTACAACTCCTTTCAACAGTGCTGGTGGTTACTGGAATGTGTTCTACCACTTCACAGACCGTTACTGGAATGACATTACAGAGAACTGTTTGGTATTCGTTCTGGAATAATAAGGAGGATGGCTATGCGGATAGAGTTTTGGACGTGGAGTAAGAAACCGAACAGCACAGCCGTCCCCGGTTCACCGGACACTACACAGAACATTGAGCTGAAAAGCCCGTGTTCTGTGGAAAGTCCGGTTATTGTTTTAAGAAACGGTGGCGGTGTACCGGGGTGGAATTATTGCAGGATTCCCGGGTTCAGTGGAAGGTATTATTGGATTGATAATTGGACGTACGAGGATAACTGTTGGATCGGTGAGTTAAGCGTTGATGTGCTGGGGACTTATCGGGGAACTATAGGGGGTACGAATTATTATGTGCTGAGAAGTTCTACGAGTTTTGACACGAACGTTGTGGATATGCTGTATCCCTTGAAAGCTTTGCCACAGAAAACAAGGACTGTGGTTACAGATGGTATGTTTCAGATTGCTGAGTATGGTCTGTCACAGGGATATTATGTATGCGGTATTGTTGGTCAAGAAGGACTGACTAATTTTTATGCATTCACACCGAGCGAATTTAGGAATTTCTGTACACAGATTTTTGCTAATATTGACTGGGCGCAAAGTGATGGCCAGCAAATTAGTAACAGTTTACTGAAATGTCTGTTCAATCCGTTTCAATATATTACCAGTTGTATGTGGATGCCTGTCCCTAGCGTGGGAAGTGGTACGAGTAAGGTTACAGGAATCAAATTTGGGTTCTGGGAAGTTACGGTGAGCTGTGTGAAATTGGGAAACCGTCCGATATATACCAGAAGTTTTACGATGCCTGTTAAGAATCATCCTCAGATTTCAAGAGGAAATTATCTGAATAGTTCACCATTTCGGAGGATATCTGTTGAGATTAATCCGTGGGGAAGGTTTTCGATTGACAGCGGAAAAGTCGGTACAGAGAATTCTATTACAGTTTCAGAGTACATTGATTGCATGTCTGGTGTCGGGTATCTGTCTATCAATAATTCAAGTAACGCACTTATAACAAGTTACACACAGATAGGTGTCCCTGTACAAATAAGCGATATTAAGAATAATATTGTAGGTTCAGCTGGAAGTCTTGCAAGTAGCATCGGAAACGTTTTAAGTGGTAATTTCATGGGAGCGTTGAGCGGTATCGGCAATGCGGTTAATAATATGATACCATCAGTTGATACCAGAGGTGCGAACGGATGCTTAATTGGACTTGTGTTAGCACCTGTTATTGATATTGATTTCTACACGGTTGCTGACGAAGATCGAGCGGATAATGGTAGGCCGTTGATGAAAAATGGTACATTTGCAGGTCTTGGTGTTGGGTACTATGTTGTAGAAAACGGTAGCACATCGCTGAGAGGTGCAACAAAGATGGAACTTGACAAGGTTAAGAGCTTTCTGGAATCGGGGGTGTATTATCAGTGAGAAGTTTTCCCGGTAGTAATTCTGTATTGTTCACAGTTGTATGTGCACTGGGTCAGAGTGGCATTATTCCGTGGGGTGGTTCTGGTACTACTGGGGTAGGTGGTCTGATGGCCTATGCTATGAATTGGTGGATAGAAAAATGTAATGACCCTCATGTTGGATATCATATGGACTACAGAGAGGAGCAGACGATCAATGGTATTACATATTATGATTGTAGCAGTTTCGTGTACTATGGATTATTGCACAGTGGGTTTCAGTTAACTCCCGGTGGAGCGTTTACAACATGGAGCATGGGGACTGTGCTCAAAAATCTGGGGTTTAAAGAGTTGCTTATTAGTGACGGGTTCGAGTATCATGTGGGTGATATCCTTGTTACTAATAGTGGTCATCACCACACGGAGATTGTACATGATGTGGAAAACGGTGGTCATACGATGGGAGCGCATGGAAGAGATAACCGGGCGTTACCCGATCAGGTAAGTATTAATACTTATACGATTGCTCAAGGTACTCAGTATACGCATTGTTATAGATTCCCATACACCGGTGGAGACTGGGCTGTTGGTGGAAGTAGTGAGTATTTTGGAAGCCCTACACAGCCTTTGGGTGGAAATAACGAGAAACAGATTAACAACGCTACAATCATCAAAAACTATTGGACGGCCCAAGGATGGACATTGGAAGCTATCTGCGGTTTCCTTGGAAACGTACAGCAGGAAAGCACTTTCAATCCTGCATTAGTGGAAATAGGTGGTACTGGACATGGGTTTGTACAGTGGACACCACCCACGGATTTATTTAACGTTCTGGATGCTGTGTACGGCAAGCATGATGATTGGGCAGACCCTCAGAAACAGCTTACAGCGATACTTGCTGAATATCAGCAGAAAATGGGTATTAAGAACTGGGGTATTGAGCCTCAGTGGTATATAGAGCTTGCCCCTGTTAGCTATCGTTTGCAGTGGAATGAATATATCAAGAGCACTGGGGACGTTGGTTATCTTGCTAGGGTGTGGGAGTATTGCTATGAAAGACCTGCAAGTGCTCACCCAGAGAGATCAGCTAATGCACAGGCGTGGTATGAATATTTTAAGAAAACGAGTTAAGGAGGTGTGAGAATGTATGATATTGGAGTATGTGGAGCACCATACAGTTACGATAAGATTAACGTGTATAACAGTCAGTTTTCACCGAGTACGAATCATTGTAAGAATACACAGTTGTATAATTACTTTATGAGGTATCTGTTGCAGAAGGCAATGAGCGTTATGAAGTGGGAAGTACCGAAAAACTGGGATTTGAGTTACTTTTTGTACTGTCTCTATTGTTGGGGTACTGTTGCAGTTGTGAGGACTGACAAGTTTGGTGTGATTCCGCAGGGTTGCACACTGACTGGATATAATGTGTATTACAGACCGTTAAAAGCGGTGATCAGTAATCCGCTGTTGAAAGGCATTCTTGAACCGGTAATAGATGTGCAGTGCGTGCTTTTCAAGTGCACACCGGATTACGGCGGCATTATGGATTTAGTAGGAAGGTATGCTGACGAAATGGCAATATGCATGGAGTCCGTTGATATGAATAACATGAACAGTAAGCTTGCTTACATGTTCGCCGCTAATAATAAGGCGGGTGCTGAGGGTCTTAAGAAGGTTATGGACTCTATAATGAGGGGTGAGCTTGCTATATTCTATGATAAGAAACTTAATGTAGAGCGTGGTGAGACAGTAGTTGAGCCGTGGAGTGTGTTTGCGAATGATCTTAAAGGCAACTATATTGCAGGCGATATTCTTGATAACATGAGACGACTTGAGGAAATGTTCTGTACTGAGATCGGAATTCCCTCTGCTAGGAGCGATAAGAAGGAGAGGATGGTTGTCGCTGAAGCAGATAAGAATGATATTGAGACAGTTAGCCGTATGGAGATGTGGTTAGACGACTGGAAGTGGAGTTGCAAAAAGGTTAAGGAGTTGTTCGGGGTTGATGTGAGCGTTAATTGGAGACATGATCCTAACCAGTCAGCGGGAGGGGGTGACGTGAATGGCAATGCTGACGTTACAAGGACTGTATAACTATGACAGTAGGTTGTTCGATCTGATGAAAGTTCCTAAACAGCTGAATGTTAACACGGTGATAAGAACGTTGTGCGACAGGACTAGAGAACTGGAACTGTTATATCCTGAGTTAACATATATGAAACAGAGAATCGGGATATGGTCTGACCGGAATATGTGGTCATGGCAAAAGATGTGTGATGTACTCGAGAAAGAGTATGATCCGATCGAGAACTATGACAGAACTGAGGAATGGAGCGACCAGAATCAGTCGACAGAAACAAGCCATGACCAGAGCGATGAAAGTAACGGATTTGAGAATGTTAGAACCGACAATCTAAAGGAGAAGAACAGCGGAACTAACAGGAGACAGAACGTTGCGTTTAACAGCGGGCTTACCGATGCTGAGAAAAATATTGTCGATGGTACAGTTAATAATACTGGAACACAAAAGAATGTTGAAAACGGACACAAGAATACTATTAATGACGGGGACAAAAGTGGTAACTCTAGTTCTACGCACGAAGGCAGAGTGCATGGTAACATAGGTGTTACTACCACACAGCAGATGATACAATCTGAGTTGGAGCTTGCAAAGTTTAACATTTATGAGACAATTGCTGACAGTTTTGTACAAGAATTTTGTCTCATGATATACTAGGAGGTGTATGTAATGAGTGTTAATTTAGGGCCTTATACAAATTTCCATGAAATTAATCTTGACTGGTTGATCAAAGAATGGTACGACACCAAAGAAGCCCTTGTTGGAGATCAGCACCAGTGGCAGGAATTCAAAGAAAATATGAACAAAGAATGGGAAGCTTTCCGCACAGCACTTACAAAAGAACAGACGGATTTTGAAAATAAAATTAACGGTGATTTCAGCGAAAAAGGCAAAGCTCTTGATGTTCAGTTTGCAAATTTTGAGAAAGCAATCAATACAAAAATTGATGGCCAGAACACAGCTATTGAGGATCTGAAAAATTATTGTAAGAATTATTTTGCAAATCTCAATTTACAGGCCGAAGTTGGAAAGAAAATTGATGAAATGGCATTAAACGGTAGCTTGTTTTCTATCATGCAGAATGAAGTCGATGATATTGTTCAACAATGGCTTAATACCAACATAACAACCGGTAGTACGGTTATTGATAAGACTTTTAGTTTAAGTAATGCAAGTCCTGATAGTAAAGAAACTGGAAATCTTGCATTTCTGTCAAGAACTACTCTTGATTTAATTAACAATGAGATTTCCCCAGCGAATAATAACAAGGTTACAAATCTGAATCAGTGTTTTAAGCCGGGTGTATATTATGCTTCACAGAGTGCTCTCGAGGGTGTTATAGATTCTCCCGGAATCAAAAATATGATTGTTGTATTCGCAAGTAGTTCGGGTATGGGTAATATTAGAGATAACAGAGATTTAACTCAGATGATATTCAGTAGTAACTCCGGTTATAATAATTTAGGTATCTATACCAGAAGCGGTATAATTACTACAAGTAATTTTGAGGATCTCCCATATGGTAACATAGTTAATATCAGCTGGGGTGCTGTAGTTAGCTTAACGGCTACTACTGATACTAGCAAGTTATGGGATGCTATCAATAATCTCAGTTCTGCCAGCGTGAAAGTTGACTACACGCAACATACGTATTCTGATTTTGACGAAATTTACATGGCAGGACTTTATTATACAGATGCAGAAGATTCTGGCTTTGGAACGATCGACAGTGAAAAAGCCCCGTTAAGTGTATTAGTGTTACAGTTTAGCAACCAGAAATGTATACAGATTGCGGTTAAGATTAAGAGCACTCCTGAATTCTATATGAGAAGCTACAGTATTGATAGCGGTTGGAGTAGTTGGGTATCTAGTAATGCTGAGTTACAGAATTTAAAAGACAGTTCAATGTACTGTTATCCGGTGAGTGCTGTATATGGTAGTAGTCAGCTCGATGGTATTCGCAAGCCAGGTATCTATCAGGCAGAACCAGAAGTATTTGCAGATATTGATGTAGAAGCGAAGTATGCGTTTGTTCAAAGTGTACAGGTCAGTAGCGTGGCTTGGTATCAGCAGGCTAATGTTATTAGTAATACTAGTACGGTATCTTTAGCATATCGTTTCTTTAACGGTACAAGTTGGAGCATATGGTCAACGCTTATATGATGATATTAAGACCGGGGTATAATCTCCGGTCTTTTTATTTGTATTGTTTATAGAACGTTTTGGACTAACTGTGTTTCGAACACATGTTTGTTTGTGTGCGTCCGTGGTGGACAAACAGGCTATTTTGTGTCTGTCTGCTACGGACAGATTTTTGCCTGTGTGTCCGTGGTGGACGGACATTTTAGGGGAAGTGTCCGTGTGGGGCGGACATATAATAA